ACTTTGATCATCTGAGCGATTGCCTTCGGCATGTCTGTTGCCGCTTGCAAGGCTTCGACGGTGGCTTGCTTGAGGTCGAGACTGAGTGCCTCTACCGCTGCCTTGGCGTCGAGATTAAAGCCCTTGCTTGAGTCGTACAGAGTGCCCTGGTAGTTGTCGCCTGTGCCAGAATCCCCGAAGGTAACGCCTCCCGTCAGAGTTCCTCCAGCAAATACGCCACCACGCCCCTTTTCGCTTGTCTCGTAGCCAGCCTGGAAAGCGCTGATTGCTGTGGTGCTGCCAATGGCTTTAAACAAGTCATTGATGTGGGTTACGGTGGCGTTGATTGCCGTGCTGACAACCTGCCCGTATGGATCACCACCGGATGGGCCTTCCAAGAAGGTAGCGCCGACACCGTTGGCGTTGACATAAGAGTTGCGCCGAGCGTTGTAGGCAGTTGTGCCGTCTGTGCTGTAACCGTACTGACCGCCTGCGCGGGTTTCGCCTTTGGTGGCTTGGGCGATTGCATATAAAGCGATCCCCGCTGCAATCCACGGCCCTGCCGCTGCCATCATTGACCCGGTAGACCCAGCAGCACCAGCAGCAGTACCGTATGCGCCGTTGGTTGCAAGCAGGCCGCTGATTCCGGTGCCGGTACCGTTGGCAACCATCGTGCCAATAGCGTTAGCGGCAGACATCGTGCCAGCGGCAACTTGCGACCCGATGGTGACAAGGTTCGACACGCCGCTGTAAAGGTTCGTCAGGCTTGACAATGCGTTGCCAGTACCTAACGCTTCGCTGGCGAATGATGCGCTTGAGCCACCACCAACAACACCCGACACAAGCACCTTGAGCACTTGCGTTTTGAGCGTGTTTTTGATCGTGTCCCACAGGCTCTGGAAAAATCCCTTGCCCGACTCAAACGCTCGCATGAGGGCGTCTTCCCAGTATTTGCTGGATTCCTCGGCGGCCTTGCGGTTGGCCTCGGCCAGGTCTTGCGTGGCCTGGATGCCTGACTCTTTGGCGGCCTTCAGGGCGGTGGCCTCGCGCAGCTTGACGATGTAGGCCTCATAGGCCACGGTGCCTTTGATGATGCCCTGCGCCTCAAGCTCGCGCTCCAGCGTGGCCTGCGCGCGCTGCTCGGCGTTGAGGCCCAGCAGTTCAGTTTCAAACTCGATCTGCTCGAGCATGGTGCGGCCGGTTTTGATCTGCTCTTCTGTGGCCAGGCGCTGCTTTTCTTGCGCGTCAAACAGGTCATCTACGGCGGCGGTGTTGGCGCGGGCCGCCTCCAGGCGGGCGTCGGCGTCGGCCTTGGCGGCGGCGGTGGCCGCTGGCTGGTTGGCGTACAGCGCCTGCACGGCGGCGTTGAACTGGTTCTGGCTGATGGTTTTGGCGTCTAGCGCGGCGCGCAGTTTGTTGGTGTCTTCGGCCCAGGTTTTGTCCAGGCCGCTGGCCTTTTCCATCAGGTCGTTGTAAAGGGCCAGGCCTTTGGCGGCCTCGCTGATGGTTTTAGCGCCTTTTGAACCGCCCGCCGCGTCTGGCAGGCCTGTTCTTGCGTCAACCAATGCGGGGTTGACATTTCCACGGCCTGCGTTTCCAGCGGCTAACTCGATTTCATTGCGCTGCATGGCCTTGAAGTATTCAAGGCGTTTCTTTGCGGCGTCTAAAGCCTGTTCAAGTCCGCGTGTATCTGAATTTGCGCGTTTGTACCGTTCAATGTCTCCAGTTAACTCGGCGATCTCGGCCCTGTATTTTTTAAGGTTTTCGCTTACGCTATTGAATGGGTTTGTAGTCCCAATTAATAACAAAGCGTCGCCAAACCCGCCAGCGAATTTAATGCCATTGGTAAACTCTGCTGAGGCAGATGATATGGCCGGAATAAGCTGCATCACCAATGCACGGGCAGCGCCATTGATGTCCGTTTGCATACCGGCAAGCTGTTTGTTGAACTTTTCAGCCGCCTCGGCCTGCGCGGTGGTGACCGTGGCATTCAGCGTGCCTTTTTCTGCCAGGTCTTTAAGCAGCGGGGCCACTTCTTTCAGGCTTTTGCCAAACAGCTCTTGCACCAGGCGGGCCTTGTTGGCGTCGTCAGCAAAGCCGTTGAGGCCAATGGCGATGCGCTGGAACGCCTCGGCCGGGTCCAGCGCTTTAAGGTCTTTGACGCTCAGGCCAATGGCCTTGATGGCGGCCTCGGTGTCGCTGCCGGGCTTGGCAGCACTTAGGGCCTGGTTGAGCTTGACCAGCGCGGTGCTGACGGTAGCCATGCTGGCACCGCTGCGCCGGGCCACGTCCTCCAGGGCGCTGATGTTTTCGATGCTGGCACCGGTGGCGTCTTTGAGGTCGTTCAGGGCGTCGATGCCGTCGATCACGCTTTTGGTCAGGGTCACAAAAGCACCCACGCTGACGCCTGCGCCGATGCCGGCCAGCAGGCCATTGATGCCTGCGGCGGCGCTTTTGATGGTTTGCAGGTTTTGCACCACGCCACGGGTGGCGGTGGCGGTGGCGTCGTGCGCGGTGATGCGGATGCCAATGTCGTTAGCTGCCATGGCGCGGGTGCTCACTGTTGTTGCTGTTTGGCGGCGCGGGCTTTTTCAGCCCAGGCCTGCAGGGTGGCGCGCTCTGCGGCGCAGATGCCCGTGAAGATGTCTTGCCGCTCCTGGCCCGCCAGGGTGTGCTCGTTAAGGTAGGCGGACACGGCGGTGTAGTCCAGCCCGGTGGCGCCGCCCATGCCGGCGGTGCGCCACTGGGTTTGCACGCCCTGCCAGTGCTGCCAGGCGGCCAGGTTGCAGGGCCACAGGTATTCGGTGCGCTGCGCGGCGGGGTCGGGTGGGTCTGCCCCATCGTCTGCAGCGGCCAGGCCGGCAAGCACACCAGCCCAGGCGCCGGTGGGTTGCTGGGTGGTGTCTGTGTCTGCATCATCTTGGGCAACCGCCTGCGCGAGCGCGGCTAGTTTTTTTCTTTGGCGCCCACCTCGGCAATGTAGGCGCGAAAGGCCACCGCTGCCACGCCGGGTATGGCGCATAACTGGCGCAGGGCGTCGGTGCTGTAGGGGATGGCCTTGTCGTCCGCGTCGCGCACGCCGCTCCAGTCCTCGATCACGTCGGCCAGAAAGTCGATCAGGGTGGCGTCGTTGCCGGCGTTGAGGCGGGCCTGTATCTGGTCGGCATCGAGCCGGGCGCAAATGAGCTTGAAGGTAAACGGCTGGGGCACGCCTGCGGCGTCGTTGATACTGCCCTTAACGTTAAACCCTACGGTGTTGGATACGATGATGCGGATAGCCATGGTGAAATTGCCCGATCTAAATAAACAGGCCCGATGGGTGTGGGGTGCGCGCCGTGGCCGTAGCTCGGGCAAAACCATAGGCCGGGCAGCCTGGTGGGGCCGCCCTGGCGCGCATAACTTTTAGCAGCGCTTATGCGCCGTAGCTGATGGCGCGGCCGTCAAAGCCGATGCCAACGCTGATCTGCAGCGGCGTTTCTTTAGAGCCGATTTCGGGGAACTCGCTGCACGCTACGTTTCCGTAGCCGTACACACGCCCGCCGCCTGGCAGCACCAGCTTGAGCGCCACCTTGCTCGAGACGCGGGTGAGCGCCTGCAGGGCCTGGATGGTGGCGTTGGATGGGTCGTAGCCCAGTTTCAGGTCCACACCGATGGCCTCAAAGCCGATGGGTTGCTTGGTGTCCTGGCGGCTGCCCAGTGGGCTGATGGTGCCGTATTTGATGCCGCCGCCGGAGGTAGAGGCGCTCAAAATTTGCGGGATTTCGACCCAGGTGCTAACCTTTTGCACCGTGCCCGTGCCGCTGCCTGATGCGTACACGTTGGTATCTGTGGCGTTAAGGCCCAGAAAGCTAAACGTGTCTGCAGTGAGCTGGTCAGCCTCAAAAACGGTGGCATCTGCGTCTTGCCAGCCGCTGTTGAACAGCAGCGGGTCACCGTCCACAAAGCCGTGGGCGGTGGCGGTGGCCACGGCCGGGCTGGCGTTGGTCACGCCGGTCACGGTTTTGGCGCTGGCCAGGGTGTTGCTGTAAAAATACTTGGTGCCGGGGGGGAAGTAGTAAGCCATGATAAATGTCCTATGAAAAAACGAAAGGTTGAGGTCAGGTTAAAAAACCGTCGGTTGCCCGGTGTTGGGCGGTAAACACAAAGGTGGCGCAGGCGGTTTTGTCACCGTCGGCGTCAAAGTCGTATCCAAGCTGCTGCGGGCGCAGCGCAATCACGGTGCCGCCCAGGGTGGTGTCGGCCATCAGGCGGGCATAAACCGCAGCGGTCAGCGCGTCTACACCCACATCCGGCGCGGTAGCACCGGCGCTGCGGGCGTAACACTCCACCGCGATGGTGCTGGCCCAGCTGGCTGGGTGGGCGCTAAAGTCGCCCGCCTGCATGGCCTCAAGCGCTACCGGGCGCACCACCACGGCCTGCGTGGCAGCCTGCGCTATGGGGCGCAGGCTGACGCGGCCGATCTGGGTGGCCACCGCAGGCGCGCCTTGCAGCGCGGCCATGATGGCGGTGATGGCCTGGTTGACCACGGTGCTCACGCCGCAGCCTCCAGCAGCAGGCGGCTGATGCCGGTGCCGTCAAACTGGTGCTCGGCCACCAGGTAGCTGGCGGCACCCACCACCACGGCTGCACCCACCGGTGTGGCGGGCACGTCTGCAGTGGCGAGGGTTAGCACCGGCTGGCTGCCGGCCATGCCGTAGGCGCCCACGTTGCCCTGGGCATAGGCGGCGTCAAAAATGGCGGGCACCGTAACACTATTCACCACGGCATCCACATTGGCCAGGCGCGAGAAAACCGCCCTGTTTAGGCGTGTTTCTAGGGCGGCAAAGGCGGCTGCCATGGTGGCGCAGTGCTGGCCGGCGTTACGCGGCGACGGCGGTGTAGCAGCCGAGCTTAATGGCTACGGTGGCGCTGGGGTTGGCGGCGGCCTCAACCGCGATGCCTTCGCACTGCTGGCTGGTGGTGGTTTTGTTAACCACCTTGTTGGTGGCGTCCCAAAACACGCGGTCGCCCACGGCGATGGCCAGGGCGCTGGTTTTGCCGATGGTGACGACGCCCTCGGTGATAAATTCACCGGCTACACCGTTGGCCACCGCGTTGACGGCGACGCCGAAAAGGCTGACGCCAAACAGGTAGCCGACGCCGCTGGCAACGTCTGCGCCGGGGGCCAGGGTGAGGGTATCGCCCTCTTTGATAAATGTCTTCATGGTACGGGGTCTTTCAAATGGGGTTGTGTGTGCTGGGCGGCACGCGGGCCGCCCTGTGCGCCTGGGTTACGCGGTGGCTTTCAGCAGGCCACGGTAGTCAACGGCCTTGGCGGCAAAGTCAAGGCGGCACTTGTAAGAAACGCCGTCTGTCTCAAAGCCAACTTCAGACTCGATAACCGGGCCTTCAGCACCGTCAAGGTAGCAGTACTCCACCGTATCCACCTGACTGTTGGCGGCGGCCAAGTACCAGGCGCTGGTGCTGTTGGCGTCAAGCACCGGCTCAACGATGGGCGTAACGGCGGTGCGGCCACCGGCGCGAAACTCGTTGATCTCGGCCTTGGTGG